TGTTGAATTAGGAAGAAGTGCAACAGCTACATCTTCTTTAGGAGAAACAGATTTAAGAACACTAGCAGGTGTATCTTCAGGTGCTATATCAATAACAGATTTTTATGGTAAAACAAATTCTTTATGGCAAACTACATTAACAATAGGTACAACTGTTTTTGCAGGTCAAACATTTAGAGGTTTTTCACCAACAATAAATGGTGGTTTTGGTTCTGCATCTGATACATCATGTGATTTATATTCAAACACGCCTAGCTTTAGTTTTTACGATACTAATAATGGCAACACCTTCTTTTTTATTCATGATAATAGCGGTACACCAACAGACAATGCAGGTTGGACTACATTAACAATGACAAAAACTACATCTGCTGGTTCTTCAAGCACATCTTCGGTTAATAGAACAGATTTAACCTATTCAAATCCAGCAGCAAATTTAAGATTTTGGAATTTAGGTGCAAGGTTTACTGGACCTGCATCAGGAAGTATTTATGCAACAGTTGCTTTAGATTTCACATGAGTTATGTATACGTTAAACGTGAAGCAGATAATCTAAAAGATTTTTGTACTTATATTCGTGAAAGCGATGATGCATATTTTGAAGTACCCTGTGTTTTAGATGATAATAATGATATAGATATAACAAAAACAGAAGAAGCAATGGAAAAAGCTATTGTGGTATCTGATGAACAAATGAATTATATGGAGTAAATTATGGATAATATGGGAAGTGGTCGTTTTGGTGGCGACATGGATAGAAACGAAGTAGAAATGGACTTGAATAAGTTTATGGCTATGATTCAAGAAATAGGTGAACTTAAAGATAAGATAAGAGAGCTAGAAGATGTAACAAATGTAAACCCACATCAAAAATGGATTCATTTAGCACAAGCTGTAGACTCATGGCGTATCTTTCCAAGAGCATTTTTAACTGTATATATAATTTTACTTTACACAACTGTTATGTGGTTTATGGGTTTAGATGAACCTAGTTTTGAACAATCAGGTCTTATATCTGTAGTTGTTGGAGCAGGTGCAGCTTGGTTTGGATTATATGCTGGTACTTCAGGAGCATCTAAAAGTTTTAAAGGCGAAGGTAGTAGCGACTAATGGAAGCCTTTGACCTTATTGAAAAGGTCGGATTACCCATAGCTAGTGGTTTAGTTATGGGTTATTTCATATTTCTTATTATGAAACAAATGATGACTGGTTTAGTCAATAAGATAAAAACAGTAGAAGGAATAGCCAAGATGCTAATTACAAGAGCATCAATAATGAATAACGATATGATTCGCATTGATACAAGTGTATCTAGTGCTTTAAATTTAGCACCTGACCTAGATAGAATAGCAAGAGCAGAAAACTTTGTAGAAGATGGGAAGATAGATGCAAGGCGAGATTAATGGACATTGTTCTTCTAATAGAAAAGTTTGGATTCACAACAGTCATGGTTGTTGGTCTTGGTTATTTTGTTTATTATGTTTGGATAACAATTACTAAAACTGTAGAACCTGCAGTATCAGAAATGCAAAAGACAATAATAAGGTTAACTGACCAACTTCGCCTACTAGATCAAGATATGATACGATTACAACAGAAAGTTAATACAATCTTAGAACTAAGAGAGAGTGAAACTTATGGAAAAGAAAAAAAGAGGAAGACCAAGTAAAGCTGATATAGAAAAAAAACAAAAATTGGCAGAACGAAATGTTATTTATAAAGTTGTAGCTGTAATTGCATTAATGTTATTTATTGGGATTTTTTGTCAGAACCTTTGGTCAGATCAAATAACATTTAAATTTAAATCACCATCTTTTAATGGTGTAGGCACAAGTTCTCACTATCTTACGATAGATTCACAAACGCACACTCGTGAAATGACCATAAAAGAAGAACTAAAAGCACTGCAAGACCAAATAAAAAGAGACAAAGAGAACACCACATTAGCACGATTTATCAGAAGCCTTGAATCAAGAATCTATGCAAAAATAGCACAACAAATTGTCAATAATATGTTTGGTGAAACTCAACAAACAGAAGGAAGTTTTGAATTAGAAGGTAATATAATATCTTACAAAATAGAAGATGGAATGATAACACTAATAGTCGTAGATGCAAATAATAATGAAACAATCATACAGCTACCTCTTGGTGACTTTAGTTTTTAGTTCTTGCAGTTTATTAGACATATCAGATGATACCTATAACGCTAGATTTCCAAGTAAGGATTTAGATAAACCACAAGATTTACTATCTAGTGAAGCACTTAGAAGCGTATCAAAACCTGCTGTAAAACCAGTAGTTGCAGTCTATGGTAACTCTTTTACAGATCAAACTGGACAACGAAAAAGCAATAGTGAGTTTGCATTGTTTTCCACAGCTTTGACACAAGCACCCGAAAACCTGTTAATAAAAGCACTTAAAGAAACAGCAGAGGGTAATTTTTGGATTGTTGTTGAAAGAGTTGGTTTTGATAACCTCGTAAAAGAAAGGCAGCTTATTAGAAGCACAAGAGAGCAATTGCTAGATGCAGATGGTAATAAAATAGATTCATCACTTATGCCTTTGCTTTTTGCAGGTGTATTGATGCAAGGTGCAATAGTTTCATATGAAACAAATCTTACTTCAGGTGGTATTGGTGCTAGATATTTAGGCATTGGCACATCAGAAATATATAGAACTGATAATGTAACAATCTCTCTTAGAATGATTAGCGTAAACACAGGTGAAATACTTATAGAAAAAACTAAAACTAAAACAATTTACAGTCATGGTTCAGCACAAGATGTTTTTAAATTTATTGAAGCTGGAACGGAATTAGTAGAGATAGAAATGGGAAGAGCAGAGAATGAGAGTGGCACGATTGCTTTACAAAAAGCAATAGAAAGTGCATTATTAGATATTGTAAATATCGGTTATCAACGAGGGTATTGGAAATATGAGTAAATATTTTTTATATTCGTTGTTTCTTATCAGTTTTGTTGCAGTTGCATCGGACAACGAAATCTATGTAAGTCAATCTGCAGGTAATAGTTCTAATATTGATTTAGAACAAGTTGCAGGTAGCGGTAATATAATTGGTGGTTTAAATTCAACAGCAGGTAGTCTTAGTGCTTTTGCTATCACAGGTAATTCACAAACTATAGACATTAATCAAATAGGAAGTCTCAATAAATTTCTAGGTGGTATAGTTGCAGATTCATACACTGGTTTTTTTGAGTTTACTGGTTCAAGTAATACTTTTAATATGCAAACTGACCCTACAAATACTTATAGTGCTGACACTTCAGATGTAAATGTGCAGGTAACAGGAGGTTCTAATACATTTACACTTAATCAAGCAACAAGTGCTATTGCATCAACATTAGATTTAGATTGGATTATCAATGGCTCAAACAATGCTATAACATCAAATATTAATTATGATTTAGGAACTAACTATATGGATATAGATGGTTCAGATAACACCATCAACTTTACAGGTAGTGGTTATCAAGGCGGTTACTTTTATTTAGATCACACAGGTGGTTCAAGAACATTTAACATTACACAATCAAGTACATTAGATAATGACTGGCTTAAAATCATATCAAATGGGAATAATGGTACTGTTTGCATCATTCAAAATGATGCTAGTGGCACAAGCACTTCCTGCTGATATTGGAGACATTTCTGAACTAAATGGTCTAGCACAAATTGTTAGAGATGCAGAAGTAAACACTGCTAAATTAAAATTAGGCATACAAACCAATGATGAAGCTGTAACAACCAATGGTCGTATGGCTATAACTTTTCTTGATGCATCAACTGTAAAACTTACTGAACATAGTCAATTACTGATTGATGAATATATTTATGATCCTGACCCCAGTAAATCAAAAATGGCTCTTACCTTTGCACTTGGCACGACAAGATTTATTACAGGGAATCTTAATCGCATAGACAAACAAAATATAAAACTAAAAACACCAACTGCTAATATAGCGATTCGTGGAACTGACTTTACTGCAACAGTTGATGAATTAGGCAGAAGTTTAATTATATTACTTCCTGATGCTCTAGGTCTTTCTAGTGGTGAAATAGAAGTTGTCACTGCCACAGGTAGTGTCATACTAAATAAACCATTTGAAGCCACAACTGTAAGTGTCTTTGAATCATCACCAAGTAAACCAGCAATTTTAGATTTGACCTTAAATGATATTAATAATTTACTTATTGTTACGCCACCTGAAGAAAAAGAAATTATAGAAGAAGTCGTATATACCAATGCATCTGATGGTATTCTTGATTTTAATGGTCTTGACTATGACCCTTTATCTGAAGATTTTTTAAAAGATGATGATTTAGAATTTACAGAACTAGATATAGATTATCTTGCAGATGGTAATTTTCTTGAAGATGTTTTAGATGTATTAGATGCTTTAGCAGTTAAAGAAGAAGAAGATCAATTACAACTTGCATCTTCATTAAACATTACAGGTACAAAAGTTGGACAAGACACAGAAACGGGCATCATTACTTTAGTGCAAGGCGAAGTTATAAAAATGCAAAGAATATCTAATCAGGCAAATGTGCAACTAGATTTAGAAACAGATGGTTCTTATACAGTCATTTTAGTGCAAAATGGTGTGTCTCGTGTTGTGAAAATCAATGGTGGTAGTAGCAATGTTATAACGATAAGGCAAGAATCATGAAACATAAAATATTTATATGTTTATTGCTTTTATTATCACTACCACTAATATTTCAAAGTACACCGACAGAATTAATTAAATTAAGAACATTTGATAAGTTTGTTAAGGATTACGAACCTTCAGGTAATTTTGTCATACTAAATATTACAGAAGAAGATGTAGAAAGAGAGGGTGGATATCCTTTTCCAAGAAGAAGACTAGCAGAAATACAAGTTGATCTCATAAACAATGGTGCTATAGGTGTTGGTTGGGTTATATCTTTCCCACAAGCAGATAGATTTGGTGGTGATCAAACCTTTGCAACTACGCTAGGATATGCTCCATCTGTCATAGCTATGTTTGAAGATGGCAAAGGTAAATATCCAAAAACCACAGGAACAGTGATAAAAGGTGATGATATTGGTGGTATAGTATCTTTGGGAGTTAAGGAAAACCTGAACACCTTATCAGAAAATACATTGCAGGGTTTAGCCATTGCTCCCACTGAAATAGATCAACTTGTAAGAAGAATTCCTTTACTTGTAAGAACACCCAACAATGATTGGATTCCTAGTTTTGGCACACAGATATATAAAGCCTTGTTTGATGTTAAAACTTACATTATAAAAACTAATGATAATGGTATAGAAGAAATATCAATACAAGGAATACCACCAGTTAAAACAGATAGTCTCGGTAGAAAATGGATTAGTTGGGTTGATACACCACAAACAGACTTACAAGAGATGAATGTTAATGGTAAGTTTGTTTTTATAGGTGTTACTGCAAATGGTGTTATGCCTCAAATTGCTACACCAGTTGGTTTATTAGAACCACATAAAATACAAACAGCATTAGCAGAAAGCATATTAATAGAAAATAGTCCTTATATACCTGATTGGGCATTAGCTGTTGAAATATTAATTTTAGTGATAACAGTAACTTTGACTTGGTTATGTGTAAATATTTTTGGAATAACGAGAGGAATAGTATTTACCAGTCTATTATTTTTTTCAACAATATTTTTTGGACATTATCTAATACAGCGTGGATTGTTAATAGATGTTAGTTGGACTTTGATTTCACAATTTATTACTGCATCAATAGGATTTTATTTAAGATTTAGAGAACAATACAAATTAAGACAACAAATTAAAAAACAGTTTGAACATTATCTTGACCCAAGACAAGTTAAAAAACTACAAGATAATCCTGAATCTTTAGTATTAGGTGGAGAGCGTAGATATTGCACTTTTTTATTTACAGATGTTAGAGGTTTTACTGCTATGTCAGAAAAACTAGAACCAGAAGAAGTAACTAAAATTATGAATAAAGCTTTAACCATACAAGCTGATGCAGTTAAAAAGTATGGAGGTATGGTAGATAAATATATAGGTGATGCCATGATGGCAATATTTAATGCTCCAATAGATTTAATTAACCACGAAAGCGTAGCAGTTTTATGTGCAAATGAAATACAAGAAAATATTAAAAAAGCTAGTCTTGGTGTAGAAATTGGTATAGGAGTAAATACTGGATATGCTGTTGTAGGTAATATGGGTAGCGAAACTAGATTTGATTATACCGCTATTGGTGATGCAGTTAATCTAGCAGCAAGATTAGAAAGTTCTACAAAAGAAGTCGGTAAAGATATAATTATTGGATATAATACTATTAAGACTAAAAATTTTAGTTCTGAAATAATATTAGAAAAACTAAAAAATATATATGTAAAAGGTAAAAAAGAACCAATACAAATATATACAATTAATTAAGGAATAATATGAAAGCATTATTAAAAAATATAGTTGGAGCTGTAGCTCCTACACTTGGAACAGCAATAGCTGGACCTATGGGTAATATGGCTTTAGGAAAAATTGCAGAAGTATTAGGTTGTCCAGCAGACCAAAAATCTGTAGAAAAAGCAGTACAAAATGCAACACCAGAACAAATGATTGAACTTAAAAAAGCTGAACAAGAGTTTGAAGTACAAATGAAAGAATTAGATGTGGATGTTTTTAAACTTGAAGCACAAGAAAAACAACACGCAAGAAGTATGTTTAGTAAAGATTGGACTGCTCGTATTATAGGTCTATTTACTATTGGAGGTTTTCTTGGATATATATTTTTAGTAACTTTACAGCCGCCAGAACAAAATAGCGAAGCACTTATTAATTTAGTGTTAGGTTATTTAGGAGGATTAGCAAGTGCAATTATTTCGTTCTATTTTGGAGCATCTAATTCCAGCAATGATAAAGGAGACTAATATGGAAATATCACAAGAAGGATTGTCTTTAATTAAAAAGTTTGAGGGTTGTGAGCTTAAAGCGTATAAATGTGCAGCAGGTATATGGACTATAGGATATGGAAGTACTAGTAATGTAGAAGAAGGTATGGAAATATCACAAGAAAGAGCAGATATGTTATTACTTGAAGATGTTGATGTATTTGAAGAAGCTGTAAATAATTTAGTAGAAGTAGATTTAGAACAAAATCAATTTGATGCTCTTATATCATGGACATTTAATCTTGGACCAACTAACTTAAAAAACTCTACTTTGTTAAAAGTATTAAATAATAAAGATTATGAAGGAGTTCCTGCACAAATAAAAAGATGGAATAAAGCAGGTGGTAAAGTATTGCAAGGTTTAATAAGAAGAAGAGAAGCAGAAGCCTTATTGTTTGAAGGCAAAGAATGGCATGAGGTATAACGATGCCATTAGCAAAATATGTATTTAAACCAGGAATAAACAAAGAAGGTACTAATTATAGTAATGAAGGTGGTTGGTTTGATGCAGATAAAGTTAGATTTCGTAAAGGCAGACCTGAAAGAATAGGTGGTTGGCAAAAACAAAGCACAAATAGTTTTATTGGTACAGGCAGAAAAATATATACATATAAATCTTCAGATGGTTCTAATTATATAACTCTTGGTACACATCAAAAATTATATGTATTAGAAGGTAGTGAATATGCTGATATAACACCTATTAGAGCTACAACAACTAATGGTATAACTTTTGC